CCAATCCTCTAATGAGTGATTATCATATTCTTCACATTTAGGTATATTTAAAAGCTTCTTTACATCAAAATTCATATCTAAAGGCACTACATATCCATTAACACCATCTTTTATTAACTCAGTACACCCTCCAACATCAGTAACAATACAAGGCACTTGATATTCTAAGCTCTCTTGTACGGTATAAGGTAATCCCTCACTATCACTCAATAATACGGTATAATCAGCATCAGCCAAATAATCCCATATATCAGTTCTACTCTTCCAAAATCTAATTTCTTCACAGGGGCTTTTAAATTCTAAAGTATTTGTAAATACATCCCATACAAACTTTATTCTAGCATCCCTTAGCATATCAGCTAATTTCAGCATCCTATTCCATCCTTTATGTGCATCTAATCGAGTACAACTAATTAAGTGTAGAACTTTATGAGTTTCTCTTCTAGGCAATAGGATATTCTTAATAGTAGTAGGATTATCGTGTAGTACTTCATCACTCATCTTTGATACATATTCCCCACAACCTACTATTTCTTTAATTCCCATCGGTGCATACTGCTTATATAATAGCCCTTTATCTAATAGAAATTTATAGTTTGCGTGTCTCATCTCTATCATTCTTTTAGCTTTTATATTCTCAGGTATCTTCCCCCATACACTATTACGAATAAAGATATCACATTCGTATTCTTTACCTTCTTCATATACTTCGGTTTTTACTATTTTTTTTATTCTTCTAAGCATCCCATAATCAGCTGTGCAGTAAAGTACTGTTATATCAAAGAAGTTTCTTAACCACCAACACCAATTATATGCCATAGTTTCTACTCCGCCCATTTGACAAAAGTTACTTTGATAAAATATTATTTTTTTCATTTCTCTATCCAATTACCAAACATACAATGTCTCGTAAATACTCCCTCATTCATATTTTCACTATAACAAAATGTTTCTCTAGGATATACAGCTATTCCACCATTCTCTTGGTATTTAACTTTATCCCTATCAATAAACTTACCTATAAAATCACTCATTATCATCGTATTTGTCTCGTAATCAGCCCAATTTTCTCGAAGCTTGAACTCCTTAGTACTATAACAATCTAGCATTTGTTTAATCAAAAAATGACCCTTTTCAGCCCCTAAAGTAGCTGTAACAGGATAGTGTATTTGCTCAAAGCCTGTAAAGAATTTATGATTTAAGAATACATCTAAAGGCTTATATACAATAACATCCGTATCCATATATACTCCTCCATATTCATACAAAGCCCATAACCTAGCAACATCACTAACAAATGCCCAAGCTTTATTCTCATAAGCTTCTTTTACAAATTCATTCATATTTATATCGAAATTACTTTCATTAATTTCTAAATATTCCCAATCAGGCATTTGCTCTTTCCAAGTAGCCATACAATTCTTAACATTTTCAGGCTTCTCTTTGCCACCGAACCAACAATATATAATTCTTTTTGGTATCATAAAATCACCTAACACGATTGTATCACAAAAAAAGGAATAGTGCAAAGCTACTCCTCTTTAAACATATTTCCTATGTTTATATGTTCTTATTTTACTACCCAACAATATTCAGCTATTCTATTTCGACAATCAAAACTATCATAAATAACTCCATATTTGCTACACGTTATATGGCCATTCATCGTAATTAATAAGATATTATCAGGATTAGTTCCTGCTACTTCACCTACATATTTTGGTATATTATAAAGCCTTTTATATCTATTATCCAAGTAATTACATATGAAATCCCTATCATCCATCATAGTTCCATTTATTCTCGCTATATTACTTAAATGCTCGTATGTATCATCCCAAGTATTGCCTGTTGCAGTAGATATCGCCCTTATTGTACAATCATTCTCAAATAGCCCTAAAGCATTATTGTTATGATATTTATACATATTACATTATACTTCTTTGTAAAGTATCTCTAAGCATTTGCTGTTGTTGTGGCCCTTGTGCTTCTTCATATAGAACTTTAATAAAATCTTCTAATGATTTTACCATATAGTGAAAAGATTTATCAGTTTCTTCACTTGCCCCATATCTTGAACGGCTTTCTTGATATCTTCCATAATCACTATACATTCTATCCATTTCTTCATCACCACGATATCTCATATCTCTTCCTCTTCTACCATAGTTACCATAGTTATATTCACCATAGTTACCATATTCTCCATAGTTGCGACCATATGTATCATATCCTGGCCTTCTTCCACCATAATTCATTTCTTTATCCTCCTTTGTCATATGCTTGATTTTAGATAATTTATAAAGGTATTCTAGGTTAGTTGTATTAATATCTTCATCAAGTATATGTTGTATTTTTTCATCTACTTTCTCTAGTAGTTTGTCTTCCATTTTGGTCTCCTTTCTTCAAGAGTTCAATTATTTCTTTATTTTGCTCTATTATTTTCTTCAAATACTTTTCATCTTGATTTTGCAATTCTTGCATCAAATCACGATTGTTATAATCTCTAAATAATATCTCCAAGCTTAATGCTTGTAGTATTAATGACAAATTATCTACTCTATCCATTAATTACCTATTTTTTCTATTACTAAATTAGCATCTTTTATTGTAGGTATTTCAGTTTCTACGGCTGGTGTTACCCCTCCAATAGCCGATAATGAGCCAACAGCTATCGTAGTATTAACTCTAGGGCATACTTTTAATAGTTTACTAAACGAAATATTAGTATATACATTAGCTGTTACATCAGCATCCATTTCAGTTCCTTCTACATCAGTTCCTGTTCCTGTTTTTAAAGCAAGAGCAACTTGCCCTGCTGTAGTACTTGTTACATTAGCATTAAATGTTACTCTAAAAGTTCCCCCTCCAATAATAGTAAACTCACTACCACCATTCATATACTGAAGCCATCCACAGCAATTTGCACTTCTACTCCTTAAATCGATAGTATCAAAGTTAATATTATCAGTATTGCTTGTTAATATTTCAGGCTCAATTTGTAATGCTTGTATCATATTTTTCTCCTTTCTTAAAATAAAAAGAGATAGAACTTGTCTATCTCTATCAGCAAGTTCCTGTAATCAGGCTGTCTTTCGACTTATGCTCTTAAACATTCATTCCATATAAACTTCCATTGCATCCACATCCATTATTGCAAGTGAATATCGGTTGTCTTCCATAAACAGGCACACTAGGTACAGGGCAGTTACTTAAACGATTATATAAAGCATCTACTTCAGCTTCTTGCCCTAATCTTAATGTTGCTGTTTGTTGGATTTGACTTGCTTGTAAATCCTTCATTAGAAGTTCACGTTGTAAATCAGTTATCTTTTCATTCTTAGCATCAATCTTATCTTGACATAATTGGTCTAGTATTCTTTGAGTATTAGCTGTTGCATTAGTAATAACATCTCTAATTCCTTCATTAATTAATTGTCTATCAGCACAATTTTCACTTATAATAGTAGAATTTAAATTTGCTATTCCTAAGCGATTTTCGCAGCAACAATTAGCTAATTGACTTCCTAAAGCATTAAAGCTTTGTAGGTATGAAAGCTGTCTATTATTTTCAGCTACTTCACTTGTATAGAAGCCATTAGATATATTACTATTTATAGATGCTGTACTATTACATATTTGATTAGATAAACCATTAATAGCATCTCTATTACCTTCTAATTGATTAGAAAGATGTAATGTATCAAAACCATTATTAGTGTTTGTCATTATCTCTTTTTGCCCATTAGAAAGCCAAGCATAGCCATCATCAAAACCTCTACCACCAAAGAAGCCACCATTATTACCATTATTTCCCCATCCACCGAATAGTGCTAGTAAAACAATTAGCCATAATGCATCTCCACCAAAGCTATTTCCAAATCCACCATTATTACCATACATAACAGGATATGGATAAGTATTGTTAGTCGCTAAGTCAACTGTAGGTACAATTCCATTACTTCCGTTCATATATATCTCCTTTCTAAATATTTTTTATATCAACTCTATTTTGAGTTAATACCTTGCATCATTAAATCCCAACTTTGTCTTTGCTGAGGATTAAATCTCCCTACTATTTCATTTAGATATTCATTAGGGTCTCTATTACTTTTTCTTGCTTCCTGATACTCTTTGTATGCTTGAGGATTTACTCTTTTCAACTGTTGTTCCATATTCCTCATCATCCCATTCGGTATCTCTTGTATCTTTTGTTGCATCAGCATCTCTAATATTTGTTTCATTTTCCCTCATCTCTTTCTTCATCTTTTCAATCTCATTTTTTAGCATCTCAATTTGTATATCTTTCTCATCCTTAGGCATTATTTCATTAAGTTCATAAGTCTTTATTTCTCCCTTAATGTTTTTTATCCAAACTACACTCATATCCTTACTAAAATATGGTGTATCCCCTATTACCATATCTCTACTTACTTCTTCCAACGAATTTGCATATCTTATTACATCTCTAGTTGGTGCAAGCTGAAAGTTTTGAGTTATAGGTGCAGGTTGCTGTATTTGGCTCTTTCTCTTCTCTAAATCATTTATTTGAGCATTTATCTTATCTATATCATTTTGTGGATTATAGACGCTAAATGGATTGTTATATAAGTTGTTATACATATTCCCTCCTATAAAAGTAAAAGAAGCAAGTATATAGTATCAATAGGCTCACTGCCCTCTTGAGATTTATCCATAGTACTTCCTCCTTTCACAT